ATGCCAGAGTGAGAATTGAACCAGACCAAACAAGGATACCAAGACGGACAAAGGTAGAAAGAATAGCAAGTTGTTCTTCCTTATCATCTGCCGCCTCCTTAAGTTTTCCTATAATACCTTTCTTTTTAGGTTCTTCCTTCTTAACTTCTTCTGGCATGAGAAACAGGCATCGCTCTGTTATTTATGGTTTGAGGATGTCAACCGTGATGTTTGTATGTTCGATTTGGTTAAATTTTTGGCAGAGAACAGTGCTTGATTCATGTTCCCATTTATGATACGTGTTCTTTAGTTTTTCTGTGTAGTTAGGACTATCGAAGCATTCCATTTCCTTTGCAACGATAGTCTTTATTAACACATCTCTGGTTAAATTTGTCATACTAGAAACTTTTTATCCAACAGAGAATCCACCATTACAACACTGTAGAGATTACTCGCAGAATTCTCTTTGGGTGTTTTTCCGTGTAGGATGTTATTATTTAGTAAGATACCCATTTTCAACTAACCACTCACGGGTCATGGGAGTCGGTTCATAGTCAGTCCACATCGTACCACGAGCACAGGATTGAAGTGCTTCCATAGTCATTTTTTCTGTGCGACCTGCCCATCCTGCTTCTGCTTCCCACGGTACAGCAGACTCTGGATAGGTCCTCTCTGCCATCACACGCCAGATCATAGGCACTTCTTCTTCGGGTTTGATGATAGCAATCAAACTATTTTCAATAGTTCCTGCCATACAATCCTGTGCAGCGTGCCATCCTTCATGACGCATTACTTGCATCAAATATGCAGTGCTACCCATGTGCTCCTTATTCAAGAAGAAGTTATTACCAACGGTATGATAGACACCACGGTGACCAACAGGGAAATACTTTGAATCTGCTAAAAACACCCCAACTCCAACTTGCTCCAAGGCAAGGAGCATTGTGTGGAACTCGTCAGCAACAATACTATAATCAATATCGGGATACTCACTAGCAATACTAGCGATACTTTCGATTTTATGGACTCCATCTGTACACTCTCGAAGTAACATACAACCCATCGAGTGCATAGTATTGAATTCGTTATCTTTCAGTGGATCTGAAAGAACAGGTAAGGTAACCGTTGCCGCGGCAATCAGAGATGCAATAATCTTTTTCATGCGTAATATGCCTCATAATATTTGACAATGCCATTACTATTTACATGACCTTGAGAAACCCAATCATGGCAACATTCAGTAATACTTTCCATACTATATTGTGGTTCTCCATTTTCTTTGGTTAGTCCACCATACTTGTTCAGAAGAATGTTATAGACGTGCTGTCTAAGTTCCATCTTCTCATCACAGTAGCGCCAATCATCAGTCATCGAAATTGTCCCCAACCAGTTCCAGAGTGCCATCCTTGCTGAAAGTTTTCAGAACCACCAGGAGGATCAATGTTTAAAGTGGTGCTTTGACTATTAGTTGCAATCTCATACATTCTTTCATGAATGTCATCAGGTTCAACAGAAAAATCATTCTGCATTTTAATTGCTGTTTCTTGTTCCATGTAGTCGATACCTCTTTCAGTTAAAATTGGTGGATTGAACCACTCATCTGTTGGTGAAATAACAGGAGCAGGAACTCCTGTATATCCAGATGTTCCACCAAACCAACCATATCCTTGAGTATAGTGACTAGGACCACACTCAAATGCAGGTGCTTCTAATTCATCTAAATCAGCACAGTCTATCAAGTCCTCATCAATAGAACATTCAAGATTTTCTTCATTAAAAGTTCCTGCTTTCTTCATAAGAAGACTGGTTTGTGTTTCGAAAATTTGTTTGATTTTTTTGATTACGCCCATACCAGTTTTTTAGTGTAGTTATAAGAATAATGTTCCCTATGTCCTTTGATACCCCAACCTAACCAATAAAAGGCAGGGACCATATACTGTCGAACAGTTTGTCCACCACCTTCAAACATAGGCAGGTATCTTTGAAAAATATTTTCGTTAATCATATATCGTGTCTGTCCTTCTAAAGAACTAGGGTCACAATCATACTTAGCACAGAACTTACCAAGGTTATTGTATCGTCCAATAGAAGTCCATTGAATCAAACCATATCCACCACTGTGGCACTGATTATAGTTGACTCTGGCACCACCCTCACAAATGTTAGGATGGAAGTTACTTTCTGATTTAATATTACCCATAATAGTTGCCAGGGCATTACGATCAGAGATTTTAGTATTTTTCTGAAGTTGTTCTAGAACATACTTTTCATTAGGAGTGCAGTCTGGGCACTTCCATGTTTTATGTTCGATAACAGGAATCGGCACAGGTTTAGATTTAGTTGCCACCTCTTTTACTTCTGGTGGTGCAGAGATTACAAATGCAGTTGCAATAACTCCAATTCCAAAAAATGCTTTAGTCATCGTCTCCAAGATATTCGAGTGAGTAAATTTCATGATCTTCAATGTTAGGGTCTAACCATTCGGCAAACTCTGATCGAATCGCATGAGCATTCTCAACGGATTCTAACACATCATCTGTCTTTAAGTCACAGAGAGTGTGCAGTCTATCAACCGCCCAATCATGGGTGATCTCCAGAGTTTTTTCCAAAGTTACCATAATCTTTCCGCATGTAGCGTCCGAGAATGTTACTATTATAATATGCAGGGCATCCGTTGTCAAGAGACTCGGATAAGACGTTATTGAGAAAGAGTTGCTTGGTCTCCTCAAAATTACAATCTCCCTTCTTCTCATGGAGACTTAGTATTTCTCTACTGAAGAACTCTTTGCCATACTTTGTTATATCTTCTTTCAACTCCGGACAAGAACCATAGTACTTCTTCCAATCAGATTCTTGTTTTACTTTTCTCTTTTTTCCAGGAGGTTTTCTAAACGACCAAAAATACTTTCGCCCAATGTAACGTCGTGAGTTTGACTTATTGGTAATACAGTAAACAAACCCAAAGTAATCGCAAATAAAATCAGACTCAAATATTTTCCCATTATAGATCCATGGATTATCATAGCTCATCGTATAGAACTCAATGAGCTATTATTTATCTTTCAACCTTAACAAAGGCATTCTAATAAAAAAGGAGGTTGTTGTCAACCCCCTTGAAGAATTATTTCAGTTTTGTATCAGTCTTTTGGCATCTTTGCACCAGACTTATGACGAGTTGTGCCTGCAGAATCAACATAAGTTTCTCTCTCCCTTCTAGGAGTTACATAACCTACACCAGGAACTACACCAGTTTTACCAGCATCTCTAGCAGCATTTCTTGCTGCTGCTCTTTCTGCTGCTCTCTTACGATTTCTATCATAAGAACTCATTGCTTCTTCTATGGCAGCAATTTCTTTCTCAGAGAACAATCCAGTTGCTTCGAGTTCTTCTTTCTTCATTGCTGCTTTCTTCATTGCTGCTTTACGGAACTGAAGATCAGTTCTAGCACCAGAAGTCATACGACCTTGACCTGCAGGTTTCTTAGATCCACCAGCAGGATTAGGACCAGTGCCCTTCATGCTACGAGAAGAATATGCAGCACCACTCATCTTAGAATCACCAGACACCATCTTACCTGCATCAGAACGGGAGTCCTGATACTGTTTCTCAGTCTGACCGTGCTTACCTTTATAGAGTTCTTCTACATTCTCCTCACTCATACGACTGACAACCTTCTGTGCCTGGCGTTTGATGAATCCCTTGATTCCACTCTTTGCCTTTTTCTTAGCATCAGATGCTGCTGCCTTTGCCTTTCCTGGTGCTGTGGTTACAGCTAGTGCTGCCTTACGTCCTGCTCTTCTTGCCTCATCCTTAGCAATTGATCCTGCAATCTGAGCACCTGCCTTAGCAACAGATGCTTTTCTCTTAGCACTATCAACAGCACCCTTAGCAGCATCTCCTGCCTTCTTGACGGCATCTCCTACTCTTCTCATAGCAAATCTTCTTCTAGCACCTACAGGAGCACCAGACTTTCTCATAGGAGCAGTGTCACTACCGAAGGTGACTTTTGCCTCATCAATATAATCATTAGTGGCATCTTCCACAATATCGATAGCATCTTCTTCAGAATAACCTTCTGCAATAAGTTCTTCAATTAACTCATCACAAATTTCATGAACAAGTTCTTCCTCAATAGTCTCAGTAGGAGTATATACACTAGAATAAAGATCTCTGATCTCTCCGTATTCTGATTGCGATAAGGGTTTCATTTTTAATTCTTATACCTTCTATGAAGATATTTATAAAAAAAGAGGACCCCTAAGGATCCTCTTGATCTAAATCTTCAAATGCCTGATATCCATCATAATCACCAAAGAGAAAGGCATCTGCTTTAGCTGCCTCTCTATATGCTGCATATGAATCAGAGACTAAATCCGGCAAAGGTGTTTTCGGTAACGTCTTGCTTGATTCCTCCAACGATGTAGGATTCGACTTCTGTCTCCTGTGGAGCAACTTGGAGACCCTTCGACGAAATCCAATGTTCCGTCCAGGGGAGTGGGTTATTCTTTGCGGGTACGTCATAGAGTGGTTTAAGTCCGATTGCTTTCATTCTGCGATTGGCAATCCATTCCACATACTGCTGAAGCAGTTTATCATTCAAACCAATCATAGAACCATCTTTGAACAGATACTCTGCCCAAACTTTTTCTTCGTTTACAGTCTTCTCAAACATGGAATACAACCAAAGTTGTTCTTCCTTGAAGATTTGTGCCATATCAGGATCATCACCTTCTCTCCACTTCTTCAGAATATTCTGAGTAATGGCAAGGTGTTGATTCTCATCCCTGGCAATCAGTGAGATGATTTTTGCACTTCCCTCCATAAGCTTGAGTTCGCCAAAAGCAAAACTACATGCAAATGATACGTAAAAACGAATACCTTCAAGAATATTAACATTTGCAATTGCTCTAAAGAGTTTGCGCTTGAGTTCATACCTTGAGTCTTGTGCATAAGGGACTTCTTCTAATGCGTGTTTCCAATCACTACTACTATCATATTGATGTGCTGCATTAACAAAATCATTATATGCTTCAGTCACACTCATTGCACGTTCAACAATGCGGTCGTCAGTCAGAATGTGATCAAATACATCTGAAGGATCTGCATAAACGTTTTTGATGATATGTGTATAGGAACGACTATGGATCATCTCCATAAATCCCCAGACCTCCATACATGCTTCCAATTCAGGTAAGGAGCAGTAGGGAATGAATGCCATTCCAGGACCACGACCCTGAACAGAATCCAGCATAATCTGATACTTCAGGTTGGAAGTGAAAATGTGCTTCTGCTCAGGACGAAGAGTTTGATAATCTGCACGGTCTTTCTGAAGAGATACTTCTTCGGGTCTCCAAAAGTATCCTAATTGTTGCGTTGTGAGTTTGTCAAAGATTGGATACTTATATGAATCATATCTCTGAATACCTAATGGTTTACCAAAGAACATTGGTTGCTTTTTGGTATCAACCACTTCCGAATTAAAAACGGTCATTGCTTCGACCATTGGTCTTTCCTCTTTGTTTGTCTTAAATTTTACAAGACTCACAGTCTTCCTCCTCGGCGTTTTCTAATTGAGAAACTAAACTATCAAGGGACTCTGTAGGTTCTTCTACCTCATCCGTTTTGATATCGTATGTGTTTTGATAGTAACTGGTCTTCCAACCGTACTTGTATGTAGTTAAAAGGTCTTGTGCCATGGTAGACACAGGGATCTCATTATTGGGATAATGTTTAGGATTGTAACTCCAGTTGCCAGAAATTGCCTGATCAAAGAATTTCTGCATCACAGCAACAATATTAATATAACCACGATTGGACTCCATATCCCACAGTAATTCATAATTATTTTTAAGAGACCCATATTGAGGAACAATCTGCTTGAGTGGTCCTTGCTTGGATTTCTTAATGGACAGGTATCCTCTAGGTGGTTCGATACCGTTTGTTGCGTTTGACACAACGGAACTGCTCTCCGAAGGCATTTGTGCGGACAGAGTGCTGTTCCGTACTCCATATTTGACGACATCATCCCGAAGACTCTCCCAATCATAGTGAAGCTCATTCGGTACTATTTCATCCACGTCATGTTTATATGTATCAATCGGAAGAATTCCATTTCCATACTTGGTCCGATTACTGTATTCACAGGCACCTTTTTCTTTTGCAAGATTAACAGTTGCTCGGATTAAGTAATATTGGAATGCCTCTGTAAGGTCATGAACAGACTTCCAGGCATCAGGATCACTGTACTTATATCCTTGCTTGGCAAGGTAGTGTGCAAGACCGATGTATCCGATACCTAATGAACGACGTGCTCTGGTTGCAATCTCTGCTGCTCTGACGGGATATCCTTGAAAATCAATGAGTTCATCAAGACCACGAACAGCAAGATCGCAAAGAACTTGAAGATCTTCCAAATCCCTAATTTTACCAACATTAATAGCAGAAAGGATACAGAGAGCAATTTCCCCAGTTTCATCGTCAATGTGCTGTAAAGGTTTAGTGGGCAGAGTGATCTCTTGACACAGATTGCTCATCTCAACCTTGTCCATGAAGGACGAGTGAGAATTACAATGGTCGATGTTCATGATGTATATTCTACCAGTTTCTGCTCTTTCTTTCAAGAGGTCGAAAAATAATTCTTGACCTCCGATAGTTTTGCGTGGAATTGATCCATCTTGTTCGTAACCCACATAGAGATCATCAAACGATTCAGTGCCAAAAGCATCATAAAGACCTGGAACATCGTGAGGTGAGAAGAGGGAGATGTTTTCGTTCTTGATGAATCTTTCATAAAAGATTTTCGAGATTTGGATAGAATAATCAAGTTTCCTCACGCGATTGTCTTCTGTTCCCTTATTATTCTTAAGAACAAGAATGTCTTCTATTTCTTGGTGCCAGATTGGGAAGTGGACTGTTGCTGATCCTCCACGAATCCCATTTTGTGTGCAGCATCGTACAGTTGATTCAAACTTTTTAAGGAAAGGAACAATACCAGTGTGCTTAACTTCTCCGCCTCTGATTTTACTGTTGATGCCACGGATTCTGCCTGCGTTAATACCGATACCAGCCCTTTGTGCGACGTATTTACCAATAGCCATATCGCTGCTAAAGATGCTATCGAGGGTGTCATCAACATCAACGAGAACACAAGATGCATATTGACGGAGTGGTGTTCGCACTCCTGCCATAATGGGTGTCGGGATGTTGATCTTGTGCTTTGAGATTGCATCGTAATACTTCCTTACGTAGTCCAGTCTTGTTTCCTTGGGATACTTGGAAAAGATGGTTGCTGCAATCAAGAGATACATGAACTGTGGAGTTTCGTATACAGTGCCAGAACTTCTGTCCTGCACCAGATACTTATCAACAACTTGTCTTAAACCTGCATATGTGAACAAATAATCACGATCATGGTCGATAAAAGATTGAAGTTTATCAAACTCCTCATCACTATAAAGATTTAGAATTTCTGCGTCATATACTCCACGACCAATACATTGTTGAATATGTTCTTTAACTGTTGGAGTCTCATGCATACGTCCATGAAGTTGCTTACGAAGTGCAAACAAAAGAAGACGTGCTGCTACAAATTGATAATTGGGATGATCGAGATCAATCAGGTCAGAAGCAGAACGAATTAAAATTTCTTGAATTTCTGCTGTTGTAATACCATCATAGAACTGAATACCAGACTGCATTTCAACTTGCGATGCAGAGACACCAGCAAGGTCTTTACATGCCTGTTCTACCATCACATGCAGTTTATTTAGATCAAGAGGTTCGTTCTTTCCATTCCTCTTAAGCACCTTTGTTCCATTGGTCATATCTTTTTCCAGTTGTTAAATTTAATCTTTGCTTCTAAACCCGAGTAGGTATTTAATTCTAACATAGACATAACATCATGTCCAGCAAGAACCATGTCATTAATGTCTTTCTCCATTAGTCCATTTGGCCAGATGACGACTCTATCACCTCTATTAATGACTCTGGATACTCTGTTGACGATTTCTCGGTTCCTTGGTTCATTATCAAGAACCCAAATATAATCGCTCCAATCAAACGACCTAACATCAATGTCGGACCCGCACATAGCAACGCTGTTCTCCACGAACGTGGAGTCGAAGGGTCCTTCGACGATGTAGATTGATTGTTTTCTGTCGATTTTTTCAAGTCCATAAATTTTTGGAGAGTCATCATTTAGCATCACAGTGATATATTTAGTGAATGATTTTCCTAGTGATCTACCTTGAAAACCAATCAAATTCTTAGTCTCATCATACATTGGTATCACGATGCGACTTTCATCCCTAAGGATAGTGTCAAAGGTCTGTTTCTGTGTATTAGTCCACTCCATGAACTTATCAGCAAAGTAAAACTTATCAGGATCAATCTTACGATTTACCAGATATTCCTTTGCTCTAGAATCACTTGATGCCTTGGGAAGATTGATAGATTTTTTGAATACTGGTTTGGTAAACTCCAACTTAGGAGATTCAACCACAAAGTTTCTACCTGTGTGCCCCTCCTTAAATTTCTCAAGAGTGTATTGTTTGTGAAGTGTAGGATCTATCGTCTTTACAAAGTTATTGAAAGACATACTAGAACCACAGTTATGGCACTTGAAGTTGGTGTTATTCTTGACCTGGTAGATGTATCCCCGTGTCTTGTTTTTGTTCTTCTGTGAGTCCCCACAGATAGGACACCGGAAGTTATACAGATTATCCTTTACTCTCTTAAACTTTTGAAGACGTGACGATACTAGTCCAACATACTTGGAATCAACAAGATCCATTACAACAGGTCACTTTTGTCCTTGTATTATAACCTGTTGAGGTGTGGGAGTCAAGAAGTTTTGGACCAGTCTTTGACCTGGCATACTAACAAAGAATGATATGACAGTTAGAGCACCGGCAATAGTCCACATCTTCTTTTCCATAAGACGAAGACGTTCATCAATTTTTCTTATATCCTTTTCACATCCTTTCTTTATTTCATCTGTGGCACGTTGCATGTCTCTATGAAGAGTTTCTATCTTCTCAAAAAGAACAGCATCAATACGGTCTTGTTTATCTAACTTCTCATTATGAACTGCCAGCAACTCACCCATTTTGACAGAGTTGTCCTGTAGTGCCTCTACGACCCTTTCAACCCGTTCTAGTATTGCTGAGTTAACATTATTCTCATCCATTTATCTTACCTCTTAGGCACCGTTTGAGTTGGCATCCACCACTTTCTAGAACCTCTTCCACCATAGATATATTTCTTTTTCTTCTTCACAGGAGGTTGATCTGGAGGCAGTCCAGCAACTCCTCCTCCGGCAACACTATTTGTTGGTGCTTCCTCTTTTAAACTAAGAGAACGAACCATATTCATGACATTCTTTAATCTCTTATCATCCATAGTTCCAGTATACTCTTTTGATGCATCTACCATGCTATCAATATTTGATGATGTTAATCTTTCGGCAGCATAGACGTTAGAAAATCTATAGATTGATTCCCCAGATTCTCCTGGTGTTTGATAGTCTTGATCCAATAAATCATCTGATACGGGAAATAAGAACTTATCAAAGGTCTTAATATCTCCACCACTAATATTATTAGTTGGTGCTGCTTCCTTTACTATATTTTTAAATCTAGTAATAATTTTGTTATCATTCATCAGATCTCTTTTAATTGTTCCAGACAATATTGATCCTCTTTCAATTCAGTAATTTCAGTTTTGGGATATTCTGAAATTCGATTCAAGAACAATAAAAAACTTTTTATATACGGCCATAAATCACGTTCTAAATTATAAAACAGTAAGGGAACTGCTGCGTCATTAAAAACGTTAAACAAGACCGTTAGATGATTGAGTATGAGATGAGTTTTTAGTTCCCCACTATTCTTATATCTTTTCAATAACCTTTTGATGTATTTGATACGTTTTAAATCGTCCTCAAAATCATCCTTGGTTACTGCTTGGGGATTGTCGTAAAATTTTATAGCAAAGAGTAGATAATTACTCTCGTTCAATTCATCAAATCTCATATCACATTATCAGTCAAGTCCTGGAGTAAAGTTAGTTACCCTGTCACTGGTGATTCCAGAGAATGCGACAAGTGTTTCGGACTTAACTCTCAGATTTCCGTGCATATCGGTATAGGTTTTAATTCCAACCCATCCAGCATGTGCCACAGCGTAAGAGGTTGTTTTTGCAACACCTGCCTCACTTGTATCAACACCAACAATAGTCCTAGTAAATGGACTTGTTGAAAATCCACTAGTTTTTGCTTCAGGTGCATCATAATTAGTATCACCTAGACTGTAAATTGGTTTTTCATTAATATAATAATCTTGTGCGAGAATAGTTCCACTTCCAACTAAATGATCAGTGGTTGTTATACCTAGTGTATGTACTCCAACAACGTTACTGACAACAGCAAATCCAACTGTTGATCCAGCACCTGTTTTTACTCCAGTACCAATAGTAATAACATCACCAGTTTGGATACCAGCAGCTACGAAGTCAATAGCACCACTATGGCGTCTGATTGCCGTTCCTTTATCGGAAAAGTGGACATTAACTTTGCCCGTGTTATATACTAGTTCTGATCTGCCCCAAAGAGCCATGTTCCCTTACCTATAATCTTTTATACAGATATTTATAATTGTTCGACTTCCCTTGCTTTGATTGCTTTGGTAACAACCTCAAGAAGTTGATCATCCATCTCAGTCTTAGTAAGTTTTACTGCTTTACCAAGAATAACCAAACAAATTTCAATCAATTTTTCACCCAGTTCCTCATTCTCTGGAATCTTGGCGACAGCATCAGTGATAATCTTCGATGCTAATGGAAGAAGAAATCCTAACATAATTTGTATCCTAAGTCTATTCTATATAGACACTTAGTCTTTATTTGAGACGTATCTTCCCTTTTCTTTATCATATCTCCTCACTTCACCAGGACGTAAACGATCCTTTGCTTCTTTTGCTTTAGCATAGAACTTTCCAAATTTCATTCTTTGGTCTGCCTTGGCAAACTTTTTCTTCTCATCATCATAACGTTTGATACGTTCAGCATTATCAGTGCTGGTATAACCTTCATTCATTTTCTTGGTCTTCTTTTTCATCGAATTGATATATTTTCGATAAACTGCTGCTTCCGAAGACTTGCCCATTTCTCTTGCTCTCTGTTCCATAGCAACTGCTGCCTGGATTTTGTGAGCATGAGATCTTGATGAATTGCGAATTTTAGATACAGATGCTTTAGCAGTATCAACATCTTTGAATCCAAGTCCATGAATTGTGCCCTTGGGATTTTCATCCGTATAAAGATCAGAATGCTTTTTGGAATTTGCAGGTTGTCCTTTCTTTCTGGGAATACGAGGATTTGATTCTTCCTTTACTTCTTTCTTATCAGGAAGACCTTTATGTTTTGTTGATGCAAACTTCTTTACATCACCCTTTTTCATATCAGCAGCTGCCTTTGCAGTCTCGGGAGTAGTAGGTGCCATCTCACCTTTTTGGATGGCACGAACTATTCCAAAGAACTTTTGCTGTGCTTTAGATACGGCAGGCATCAGTCTCTTCCGTCAGTTCCTTTATATGGATCATATTTCATGGGTCCTTTCTTTCTATTTGACGCAATGTTTTTTGCGATTTTCATTGCAGCAGATTTAGTTCCTTTTGATGTGTACTCTTTACCATCTTTGTCAAAATGAACTTGAAAAGGATTCGATGCACCTTCAGTCATTTCACCTTCCATATCATAAGACATTCTGAGACCCATTGCTCTCAACTTATTCTTTGCAAGATTAATTTTTGCGGGCATGGATCTTGGATCTTCTTCACCTTCCTTTTTCTTATTCTTATTCATTTCCTTATTCATTTCCCCTTCGGCACATTCGGATCCTTCACTATAATTAAGAGGCAGTTTTCCTTGCTTCTGCATCTGCATTGTCTGCTTCTGCATCATAATCTTTCTCTTCAGCATCCTATCTTTATTCATAAGTTGCCTTTTTTCTTCTGAAGAAGGACCTGCTTCTTTTGCGGCAGCCATTGCCTCTTCAACTTTCTTTGCCTTTAAAGCATCAAGTTCGGCACGGATACTTTCACCAAGGGCAGGATTAATTTTAATCTCGTTCTTACCCTTCATCACATCAAGTTTCTTATCTTCTTTATCTTCTTCCTTCGCATCAGCAATGAACTCTTCCTTTGCCATTGCTTTTTTAATGGCTTTATCTCTGGAACCCATATATTCTGCGGTGCCGGATTCAATCTTTCCATCACCATCATAATCTTTCTTTGCTTTCTTACCACCATAATTTGGTTTTGGATCACCCTTGTAAGCATCATCTGGTTCTTTACGTCCAGTAATCTCAACAGAAGCAATATTTTTATTTGCTCTCAGTTCGGCAATCTTAGCACGATCTGCTTTTCTATATGAAGTATTACCAGTTGCCTTATCTACAACTTTGATGACAAACTTTCTTTCTTCTGCTTCTAAAAATACCTTAGTATAGACATAAGACGCAGAACCTTTGACATGCTCAGATACTGGCACAATACCAGGATCGATCTGTTCCTTAAATAACTTCTTCTTCACAATTGCCTTAACGGCACCAGGAGCAGTCGAAGAACCTAACAAAGATCTATAAAGTTGCTGAACTTGTCCAGGACTCATATTAGATCCCGAAGTTCCCCTCATTTTTTGTCTTGCTTTATACTTAATATCGGAAGCAAGTTGAGATGCTTGCTGCTCAATACTAGTATCTCCGGCAGCATGACCTCTCCGAGGTCCTTCTTCAAAAATATTTTTATCCATTGGAAGATCTAATAATACTTACTTTTTTCTATATTTATTTATAAATTGCTTGCCTCTTTCAATACCAGGAACCATTTTTTCAACATACTTCCGATATCCATCGGTTCCTGCTAGGGTATTTGGTTTGCCAGGTTCTCTTTCAATACTATCCATTTTTACTTCAGAATATTTTTTTGCTTCACTAACATCCTTAATCCAAGATTTAAACATAATCTTATCTTCGGTCACACAGATAAGATAGTTTGTTCCTCTGCGAAGAATTTTTCCTACAAGTCCGGTGTTTAAATTTTCTACTAATTGACCCACCTTGTAAATATTTTCACTTACAAAGTTTTCACGAAGACCTTTCCAATCAAACTTAGGAGCAATCTCCCAGAGATTCCAACCTTCTTTAATATTCATCGCAGCACGAATATTGTTATAAAGTTCTTTCGTTTGCTTTGCGTTTAGTGCTGATGGAACACCTTTACGGAATGCTGCAAAGTCTCCTTCTGCTGCTGCCTTTCTTTGTTTTGATGCAGACATTCCAGAAACATCATCACCATCAGGATCTCTATCTCCCGCAGAAAGAACTTCCAAATTATCAAATTGGTAAAGTTTACCGTTGTAATTTGTTGAGAGTTTTTCAAATTCTGCTACTCGATCACCACCACCAACGATACGAACACCAGCATATCCATCCATATGCGCTTTCTTCAAAACATCAAAGATGGTTCTGTTCTGAGGATCATTAACAATTCTCTCACTGTGCTGAGGAAACATCTGACGCATCACGGATACTTTCATATCAGGATCCAGTGGGTTCTTTTTCTTATCCTGACTACGTGATGGAATAATAATATAGTCTCCTTCATCGGAATTTGCTGCTACTGTATCAAGCAGTTTTTCATGTCCTGTTGTTGGTGGATTAAAACGACCGAAAGCAACAGTCAATGTTCCTTTAGTTTTTTCTACGGGTGGTGGTCCTTCCTGTGCTGATGCCTGTTGAGATGTTGGTTGCTCCGGTGCTGCTGCTTTCTGCTGAGATGCAGGCTCTTGTGCTGGTTGTCTTTCGATTGTTGTTTGTGAGAGATTCTTTTCTTTATCTGTTGATGGAGGATCTTGTTGACCAACTCTTTGTCTCTTATTATAAAACTTCAGTCTACCTTTTTCTGTTTTTGCAACAAACTCTCCATTTTTATCATACCATCCACCATGACCATCACCCTGCAGTCCCAGTCTTGTGGCTTGCTGAGTGGCAGTGTTCTCGGATAAAAATTGAAAGAAACTCTTCATTATTATTTTAACTCTTTAACAATCTCTGTTTTATGTGAAATTATATAGTTTAAAACAGATTTCTTAATCTCCTTATATTTATTCTTTAATTTGTCAGACCTCATATTATGAATCCTTTTATCAAATGTAAGGTACACATGAAGAAGAAACTGATCAAAGGTATTCTTTGATTTTTTGGAGTCCGGTTCGAAGGACTTAATCAATTCATTAATTTGTGAGTTCATTTAATTGATGATACTTTATTAAATTTTACTGCAAGATTGCTAAATTGACCCATCTTATGCATAGCACCAACCTTATTTGTTCTAGTTGTAAAATCCATTTTAAGTTTTGATCCATCACTCAACATAATATTCCATCCCTGTTTTGAGGATCCTTTTGGGGGCATTGCTTGTATTTTTTTAACTGATGCTAATGCCTCCACTAACATATCACTAGACTTATCTCTTCTTGCTTGTTTGTCCGTTGCTTTAACTACAACTAGTGGAACATCTTGTTGTTGTTGTGCAACTTTTTCAAGTAACCACTCTTTTGTTTTTTTAAAATCACTATTCAGCAACTTAATCAATTCATCTTTAATAATTGCAAGATTTTTATCATATAGTTCATTGTAAGTTTTTTCATCAGTCTGCTCAAACTCAAAAGTTTTTTTGGCAAGTGTTTGTGTTCCCCAAAGTCTTTTATCAGCATCAGTGATACCCGGTATCACTGAATATTGAGGCCAAAGTTTATCTTTAAGTTTTTCATACTCATTCCCCCTTCCATAAAAATCATAAATTGGTTTTACATAAGTATTCAGTTTTGGTTCATCAGTTTTTTCACCACCTGCCTTTAAACTAACACCAAGATACTTTTTATTTTTAAATTGCAAAAATATATCTCCAGGATGATTACTCATTACACCCTGAGGTTTTGCTCTATATCCCCAAAACACTTTTTCTACTGGATGAAGTTTATTAACACCTTCAATCCATTTCAAAATGTTTATTGCATTTTGGACTTTTTCTTGGAACTTTCCAGTTTCTGCTTTGTCTATGAATTCTTTTCCAGCTTTCGCATCCTTTGCATTTAAATAACAATTAAGATCTTTCGAATTATTCTCTATTATCTTATTATAAAAATCCTTAACATTCTTTATTTGCCCAGACTTAATACCAGTCTCAAATGCAATACATGGAAATAATTCGGTGATACTTGCATTTAAAGTAGTTTGAGACATACCACCTTTTGTTGGTTTATAAACGAAACGATAAATCATTCCACCAGCTTTGCAGTTAGTAACCTCCATAGATGATACATTCATTAATTGTCTGGATACTGTACCAAGTCTATGTTTTTTAAGAGCCTTCTCTACATCATTTCTAGTAGTTTCCCTATCAGTAGATCTTACTTCATAAGTAACAATTTTTGGTCCGGCACTTTTGACCATTATCATATCATCCACTTCTTTATTTGCCTGAAACTCATTTAAAGCAGCATTTAATTTTAAAAGATCGTTTGCCGACATTTTTATTTTTATTTATTATGGAGTTAAGGGGACTCGAACCCCTAACCTCCTACGTGCAAAGCAGGTGCTCTACCAGTTGAGCTATAACCCCTTGAGGAAGTTCTTCTCATTTTGATAAGGAACAACTTCTTTTGTGTATAGTTTCCATCCCTCATGAAGTTCTGGAACTAACCATTGATCAACCCGATAGCAATATTTCCAGTTTACAGGTTGACTACAATTTATAACAACTACCGTCCAGAATGCTGTCAGGTAATTAATCAGTGTGATCATCTTTGTGGTTCTCAAGCACTTCTTCGATTTTACTATCAAGTTCCTTGATCACTTCACGAATTTGAGTTACTCTTTCAGGAGTACATGTAGGATCATACGTATAGATTTTGGTATCCGTGAATAATGCTTCACGAATTGCTGCTGCCTGATAAACAGACAGTTCTAATTTTACTTTACAACTCACAGGTCTCCCTCCGCACGGTTTTCAGAATAGTATACATCAAATGCACCACCAGGATATCTCTTCTCAAGTTTCTTTACATTACGAGCAATGACTTCATCAAAGGGAACTTCGAGTGCCATACATGCCTGAGTGACATACCACATCAGATCACCAAGTTCAATGATCATGTGTTCACGATTATCTTCGTTGAATGGTTTACCTTGAAAAATCATCTTCTTGATAATCTCAAGGAACTCACCACCCTCAGCATTGATACCAACACCTGCCGTAAGAAGTCGTTCAATGTTTGCACCCTTCTCATCCAGTTCTACCAGACGGTCAGAGAGTGCTACAAAATCAGTAGAAGCATCAGAGGTGACAGTATCTACAAATTTTTCATATCGATCAAAATCAATTTGTTTAGTCATGTTTCAAAAGGTTGTTGTTGATTTTCATTTAGTTGCGGACTTTCAATAGTCCAAGATCCTCCGACACCACCATCCATATTGACGATAATATCCCGAGTAGGAAGTTGTCTTTCAGAAGTAACATCAATAATATCACCAGGAAGAGGAATGAATGTAAAGTAGTGTCCGTCCCATCGTCGATTTCTCATATTCATGAGATTGACTGCATCTCTTTCGGAACCACAATCAGCAATCTTCTCTCCTCTAGGGTTGAATACAGAATAATAACCCCTCATCAGAATTTAAATCCTCCAAACTTCTTTGTAGGTGGTTCATCATCGTTATTATACTCTTCTTCTTGTCCAGAGTCAAGTATGTTGTCCTGTGCCGTTTGCTCACAATCATAAAGTCGCATCTTGGCACGGTCGATACCAACAATAAATCTCTTGTTCACAGAAATATCGTTGTATCGGTTCTTCAACTGCTTCACCATAATCTGTCCAATTTGTTCAAGTTCCTCTGTGCTAATAAGGGCAAACATAAGATCAGCAGTAGCAGGGAGGCCAAAGGACTCAGAAGTGTCAGTAAGGTCAACATCAGAGCTACCATAACCAGAACGAGTGGTCTGGGTGGCAGATACGATAGGGACCTCGGCTTCGACAGCCAATCCTCTAAGCTCTTCTGCAATAGCTTTAATATAGCTATATGAATTGATAGAACCACCCTGCCTATATCTACTGGAAGCACATATATTAAGGTAATCAACGAAAATAATATCAGGTCTAAATGACTTCTTAAGTGCGAGTTCATTAAGAAGTGCCTTAAAGTGTCCACTATGTGCACTTGCAGTTGGATACTCTTTAATTATAAGTGACCCTTGAGTTTTTTCAGAAAGTTTAGTGACTTTGTTTTCAAACATTGACTTTGGCAAGTCAGTCAGATCCTGAATAGGAACGTTCAGTAGGTTCGCATCAATTCGTTCAGCAATTTTCTCCTCTGCCATCTCCATTGTAATGTAGAGAACGTTCCGTCCCTGGAGCAAGATGGAGCTAGCCACATGGCACATGAATAGAGACTTCCCGACGCCCGTACCAGCAAGTGCGATGTTAAGAGTTTTGTTAGGGAGGCCACCTTTCGTGATTTTGTTAAAGTATTCGAGATCAAATGGGATTGTGTCCTCTTTCTTGTGATAGAAGTCATATCGTTCTTGGTAGTTTAGTAAGTAGTCGTGTCCAATATTATTGTCAAATGATACTGATAGAGCATCAGAAAGAATACTGGGAATAGCATCCCTATTCTTTTTATCATCCTGCCCATCAGCGATACTGATTGATTCCATCAAGGCAAGATAAATCGCACGATCACGGCACCACTTTTCAGTAGTGTCTAGCAACCATTGATGATCTACTGGAGAGTCTGTGAATGATTGACATATGTCTCTCGTTTCTTTGATTTCACTCTCGTTCAGATCTGTTCTGTTCTCAACCTCAATATTTAGTGCTTCGGTTGTGATTGCTGATCCGTAATTTACGATAAACTGAGTAATCTCCTCAAAGATTACTTTTTCAGATCTATTTTCAAAATAAGTTGGTTCTATAAATGGGATGACTTTGCGTGAGTATTCCTCGTTGCATATTAAGTTTCTAAGAATTGTTGTTTCAATTCGTTCCATAGGAGAAAATCTTCTTCGCGGCAGCATCAAGTTGCTGCATTACTTCTTCGGTAAAATAGGTATCAGGGTCTTTGAGAATTGCCTTGGCATAAACTTTCTTGCCGTCTATCTCATATCGACCAGCAACGTTTTTCCACATCCCAGCAGCTTCACCGAGTTCAAGAAGACCGTAATATCTATCAAGACCACGCTCATCGTAATAAAGACGCACCGTAACATCTTGATTCTCCTTACTTAAACGTGATTTAGCAGTCTTTGCCTTGATAAGATTTCCGACGATATCAGTTCCATCCTTCTCCTTTTTCTTGCTAAGATGGATAATTGTTGATGCGGCATACTTGAGACCACTTCCTCCGCCCATTTCTTTGGTAGGAACATAAGAACCGATGACATCGTAGGTATGATTGGTAACGATCATTGGTATGTTAGCCTGCCCCAACTTCAATGTCAACATCCGAAACGCACCTTTAATCAGTTGTGATTTTGTCATATCACGAACCTGTTTTTCGTTGAGTGCGTCGGTGATTTCCTTTTCAGTGGACAGCATACCAAGAGAGTCTAACACAAACATACAAGGTTTGCGTTCGTCTTCAGATTTTTTTAGGTATATGTCAACTGCTTTGAGTGCCTTGCTACGGAACTCCTCAACAGTTACAACATTTATGACAACCAAACGGGAAAGGTCAATCCCTCTACTTGCGAGTAGACTCTTATTAACAGCCGCTTCAGTATCGAAATATAGGCAATACCCATCAGGATTAGAATCCAGGAAATTTTTGACAACCGCAAGCGAGAAGAAAGTTTTTCCAGTACTAGACTCGCCAGCAATGGCAGTAATCTTATTCCCAGATACACCACCAAATATAGACCCTGAAACAAGTCCGTTAAAAATGTACGAACCTGTGTCAACGAATGTTTCAGTTTCGTCAATGTCTGCTGCGAGTTTTGTGAAGTCATCTCCGATCTCTTTTACAATATCTTTTAGAAAATCCATTATGCAAAAAATAGTTCAAGGTTTACAGTTTTCTCAACATTCCACCCAATCGCATCAAGGATGGACTTGAGTGGTTCTACAAAACTCTTTTCGAATTGTAGATCATAGTCGATGTATTTGTCAAGATTGAGTTCTGTAGGAAAGTCCTGAATAAAAGAGATTACATTCTCCCTTATAATGTTTGGTTTCTTCAGATAAATGAACTTAATCTTTTCACCGTTGTTAATAAGTGAGTATTTATTGGTCAGTTTGTTCTCCTTAATATAATGGTTGAAGAGAAGTGCTCCACGACAGTGAATAGGAGTTCCCTTTACATAAATGTCGGAATGAGACTTATATTTTACCACATCAGAGACCGAACGGGGGAAAGCAATCTCTTCTGGTGGAAGGTTCTTGAAGTCCTTACGGCACTTATCAATGAAGTTAATCACATCTTCTTCCGTTCCATTCATCATCAGTTTGAGACCATCCTTAATCATCTGACGGCATGGTGCCGGTGTAGATGACTTGACTGCCTCAATACCCATCATCTTAAGTTTGGGTTCAGAATATTGAACTCC